AATAATGTGATTTAGGACCAAAAATTGGAAACCCCATACTAGTATCCATAGGTATAGCATCAATAAAACGCTTACCATCGATTCCACAAACTGTTTCGATATCGTTAAGAACTCTCAACTCCTTCTGCCAAATGGAACGTTCAACAATAGAACGGAACGGCAAAATATAATCCTTACAAGCCCATTCAAGAGCAACGCCTGGCATATCCAAACTAGGATTAGTAACATTCTGCAAATTGACATAAAAGGGTTTCCATGGATGAAACTTGGGAGGACCCCACAAGTTTTCCTGGCCACAGATCTTAGCGACATCATCAGAAATAGGGGTGTTGACCACTTCAGAACGATTGGTTGATCGGCCCCTACAACTTCCGTAAACACAAAGAACTCCATCAGTGGGCACATAATTTACACATGATTTGGAGTGCACTTTATCGGAAGTAAGAACTTCAACACCACACTGAGTAGCAGGAAAATCTCCTTCAGAATGTGGTACAAAGGTCGATATATTCTTGTTCAAGTAATCAACAGCATCAAAAACGTGTTGTTTGATCAATGCACCACTTGCTCCTTTACAACCATTGCCAGCTAGATGTACTCCTGCAATAACAGATGGTTTAGTATCGGCAACAAGTGTAGCAATACAAAGACCATTAAAAGTCTTTTCAGGCAATGTATAAACATGGCCAGAATAAGTAATGCTACCCACCTTGATGTTAGCCTGGGGGCTCATATATGTGGGGTACCTAATAATATTACCTTCAGAATTTCTGTAGATTAATGAAGCGTTAGCCTTACTAATTGGTGCGTCGGGCAAAAACTTTGAAATATCCTTCCACGTTCCGCATCCGGAAACTCGAACAACACATATGTCCGTGTTTGGTACAAAGTAAGCGGATTGTTTAGAGAGAACTCCATGTCCACGCTTGTGAGCAACACTTTCATTAATTGAATAATCCATTCGGTTTGCATGATATACCTCAAAAGGAATCTGTTCATCATACCAAATATGTTGGGGAACGATGGCTAGATTCGACTTTAAAAAAGCATATTACATGTACCAACACCGTCTGGATGTTTTGGAAAACGTGCATACGTAAGGTTAGACTCGACTACATTAATCAGCTGATTTGAATCACACTGAATATTTGCAGATTGAGAAACCTTTTGTACATAGGCTCCAATCCAAGGATTTGCTTCCTTGTCCCGAATTTTCACCTCTTCGGCAGTGGGATTAAGCAAATTACCTTGAAATTGCCAAAAA